AAAGGTTAGGTGTATTACTGCAGGACCTCCTCTTACCTATACGGTTCTCAAGCCAATTCAAAAATGGTTATGGAGAATCCTTAAAAAACTTAAATGTTTTAGGCTTATAGGTGAAACAGTCTCGAAAGAAATTGTTGAGGATGCTTTGGGAAAGTTACTCATTGATGAGGAGTTCATATCTGGTGATTATAAAGCTAGTACGGACAATCTCCATTCTTGGGTATCAAACAGACTATGCAGTCGTCTATTTTATCAAATTCGAAAGAATAATGTTAATGACCAGGAATTTTTACCTGAAGTATATATTAATAAAATAGAAATTCTTGTCAAAAGAGCCCTAACGGGACATATGATACTCGATCCTTTAGTTATGAAAGAGTATAGACAGCAGAATTTGCCAAGCAGAGAAAGCTTGATCGCTGATGGTTTGTTGAAAGAACAAAAAGAAGGACAATTGATGGGAAGTATCATTTCATTCCCCTTTCTTTGTCTTGCTAACGCAGCATTGTGCCGCTATTCTTTAGAGATTAGCGAATCGGTATCTTTTAAACTTGTTGATGTTTTCGTCAAAGGTTATATTAGATGTCCCCTTTTAATCAATGGGGATGACTGTGTTTTCAAGGGAGGGAAAAGATTATTTGATATTTGGAAGAGTATAACCGGCTTTGCTGGTTTGGAATCTTCTGTTGGGAAAACATTCCGTAGTTCAGAATTCCTAACTATTAATTCTTGTCAATTCAAGTATAGAGTCTCTTCTTGGGAGAATTTCTCTGGAGCCGATGAAACTGGTTGTTATCAAGAGGTCAAGTATGTAAACTTGGGTCTTGTGTATGGTCAGAAGAAAGACGGTGTTCGTGGGAAGAATTTTTTCCAGGTTGGTGCTTTGTCTGTAGATTTATTCTATACTTGTCCACCTGAACTCTTTAAAGCTGCTTCTAGGCTTCTCTTAAAGGAGGCTCGAAGGGTTAGATATCAAATATGTTGGATCAAGGGCATTGATAGAAGTATCAAAGACAAGATTATCATAGATGGTGTCAAATATCAAGTTATCAAACTAATTGAAACTTCAAGCATTGAATTTGCGCAGGTGCCTTGGTACTTGCCTCAATGGCTTGGGGGTTTGGGGATTGTTCCGAATGATGAGAAATCTATTTCGGAGTTTGATAAACTTGGAGCAAGCTTTATCAGGTCAAATATGACAGACCGTGATATCAAACCAATATCTATCAGTGAGGTCCCTCAGTGGGAAATGCATAAATTCGTTAACCAACGCCTCTCTGATTATCAGTTTCTAAAAAATCAAAATTTCCGAAAGGTTAGATTCGATGGAACTGAGAGATCTCTTGAAAAGGAATATCTTAAACTTTATAAGCTTATGCTGACTGAAGTTTTCCTTTGTGCTCGTAATAAAGCAAAAGTAATGGGCCATGATTGCTCTTCTGCTACAGACCGTCTCCACGAAAAAATGGAACAAATCCTTAATGGGTATGTTGACGACAGTTTTGAAGCAAGTAACAATGTGGATCTTATTGACTTCTATGAAAAGGAAAAGGGCAACCCTTTCCTACATGACATTGAATCCATTCGTGGATCTGAGGTCGGAAGCTTAAGATATCTCTACAATCCAGATGATGAAGATGCTAACAATAAAAAGGTTATGCGTGCTGTTAATCATAACAGACAAATCTGGAGACGTGTGAGAACCATTCTTAGAGATAAAGATAATTTTGCTAAACTGGCAAAAAATCTTAAAGATATTGATCTCAGGGATTTTTCTTCTGAAAAGAAGAGTTTTTCCCTTACATGTTTTGATGTCCGACTCTAATTGAGTCTTTTCCCTTTAAACAATAAACAAGAAGGATTGTACCATATTATTTATAATGGTTGTGTTTAAAGGAAGGGGTTTCCTCTCGCTTAAAGAGGTGGTATCAGTACCCGTTGTTTTGTCTGAAGTCGTATATTGAAGTTAATTAAACATTTAATTATAAACGAGGTTTCAGTGTTGGTAGGACTAAGCTCTAGGATCCGGGAAGATGGGTTAATTACCCCTGAACGGTAGATGATATAAGTCTCAACATTGCTACATTTTTTATTTTCTTTGAATCAGTTACGATTAAGGTAGAATGGCG